TTATAGTCCCCGCCTGAGCAAGGCATCATTCACTTCCCGATACGCCTCTACCAGTTTATCCAGCGTGATCCGGCTTAACCCGCTGGGATTCGGCAATACCCATATTTGCGTCGCGCCAATGGTTAGCATTTGTTTTCCCCACTGCGCTTTACGCTGGCTAAGACCCTGCTCAAATGCCTGTTTCCCAAGGATAGCGAGCGCGGCTGGCTGATACTCTTCTATTTTTTCAATAAGCAGACGACCGCCGCTACGCATCTCTTGTAGCTTCACTTCATTGGCTTGTACCGTTGGTCTGTCGACAAACTTAGTCACGCCGCAGCGAAAGTCCAGCAGATGCTGTGCCTCTTCAGGTTTAAGCTGGCGATCGGTGAATCCCGCCTGATGGATAACCTTCCAGAAGCGATTAGCGGGGTGCGCAAAGGGGAATCCTGTACCTGCGGAAGAAAGCCCCGGATTGATGCCGCAAAACACCACCCGCAGCTCCGGTGCCAGTATGTCCTTAACCATAATTACTCCGAACAATACATCAGAGGAACCAGTATAACGGACTGAAAATACATTGTTTATAAAAACAGCATCCGTACGCTTATGTCTGGATTGCAACGCGGAGTTACTTTATAATCCACCGCCACGGCCCCTTAGCTCAGTGGTTAGAGCAGGCGACTCATAATCGCTTGGTCGCTGGTTCAAGTCCAGCAGGGGCCACCAAATTTTAGCTTTATAATCATATAATTAAGCCACTCTAGCGAGTGGCTTTTTTGTTATCTTGTTTTCGAGTGGCGATGAAATGGCGGTGGATTTTTTACCACCACTTTCATGAGCACATAAAAAAACCCGCGCGCGGCGGGTCGTTAGAGAAAATTTATCAGAGCCACAATGGCCGCTGACCACTCACCGACGGGTGAGGTGGCGCCGGAATTATTGTTCCCGGTGTAACGATAAAACGTTCTACAGACTCCATCGTTACGAATGTGCAACTGCAATTAATATTCGTACATTGATGGTAACGCTCTTTAGTATTCTCGCTAAGATAGCGACTGGTACGAGCATGCGCTGCATGCTGGCATTTTGGACAATGGAACATGCCACCCCCACACATTCACAAAAAGTGAATTAATAATACTCAGTTATTCACCATTTGAGAACCATTTTCTTCCGACTCATATTCTATGCCAGAAAGCATAACCTCGAGCTCTACAGCCGTCGTGAAGCCATTCCCGCCTAGATTATGGGTCACCTTACTGATTATCCACGACTGGTCATCGATGACGCTCTTAAAGCCCGAGACCCTGACCGGCATTTCGGGATAAATATCTTCCCGACCAGTTGCCAGCATGATTGAGAACTCCGCAACGCCACGCTGCAATTTATCCCACTTCGCCTGAGCCGCTCGCATCGCTTGCGCCTTTGTCGCGTAAATGGTCGTCAGTGCGAAAACGTTGTCAGCCTCACCGGCCATATATTCACCCTCGCGGGCTTCCTGCTCTTTCTTCTTTTTCGCTGCGGTTTTACTGCCCACGACTTTTGCTTTCGGGTGCTGTAGCGCCCGGAGGTGTTGCTCTTTGGGCTTGCGCTTCAGCTTCAGCGATTGCTTTTGCTTCGCCGGTTTTGGGTCTTTGGTGTGCAGCCATTTAGCCGTTACGCCGGTGTAAGCACCACGGTCAGCAATAGCAAACTGATGCCGGTCGCCGTCACTGCGCTGGATAGTAATCTGAGGGATAGCTTTTCCGCTGGCCGTCGTACCACTTCCCGCTTTAAGCATCAGCAATTTACCCGCTTTGACCGATACCGCGCCGCCGTTGCGTTCCGCTAGGCGAGTCAGGAAAACAGCGTCGGATTCCTGCGACTGGTCGATATGCGGAATTTTTATCCCGGCAAGAGAATCCGCGACGCTGGCCGTTAATTTATTACGGGCGGCTATCGCGCTGACGATAGCGCCGAGTGTGGTGTCGTGCCATGATTCCTCGCGGCGTGAATTGAGCGTTCCGCGAAAATCAGCGCTACGGGCGCGAATGGTCACCGTATCCGGCGCCCCCCGGTGCTCCACCTCATCGACGGTAAATCGTCCCTTACCAACGAGCGCGAAACCTTTCCAGCCGAGGTACAGCGACAACACCGCGCCACGAATCGGCAGCGCGACAAGTCCGTCAGAATCATCGAGTTCAATGTCGAGCTGGTCAGCTTCAAAGCCCCGGTTATCCGTCATCGAGAGATTAATCAGCCGGTCGCTGATATTGCCGGTAATATCTTTGCTTTCCAGTGTCAGCATAAAATCGGGCGTCAGTGTGGCCCCCGCGCCGGTGATAATATCCAGCATGATTAAGCCCCCACCTTAGACAGCAGATCGCCAGCTTTACCGACCAGACTTTCGGCCTGTTTTCCGATATCGCCATAGACCGCCGCGAGCGATTCATCGACACGGGTCAGTGACAGAGTGAAGCTGATTTTTCGGGGGGACCCGTCCTCAAAAAATACCGTGCCAGTCTCCGAGACATTGCTGACAATAAACATCCCGTAAATCCAGCCTGAGCCAGAAATAAGCGGCCATGCTCGCCCCTGCTCGGCCATCGCATAAAGCGTCAGCATCGAAAACTTGCCGCCGGTCAGCTCAGGATACAGGTCACCGCTCAGGGTAATTTTGTCCTCCCCTTCACCGAGATACTGAAATGCGTCACGCTTCCCGACGCGGGAGTTTGACGTCCAGCTATAATCCGCGCTGCGCTGCATACTCTGATAGGGCAACGTCTGACGCATAAAAACAAACATACCTAGTGCCAGCATCATAATCGGTCTCCTTAGTCATGCATCATGCTTGCGCGGGCTTTGGCGCGTTTCTCACGCTCATATTTTTCTAAGGCATCCTGTAAATCATTACCTAACCGACCGCCCGGCATACCGTTTCCCGGCACGTTGATTTGATAGGTTGGCCGACTCTGGTCGATGTAGGTTTTACCGGCAGGTGCCGTGACCGGCTGATAGCTGTTGTAAGAGCTGATAGCCGGGCTGTAACCGTTCTGCGTCGCCGCACTGGCTTTCGCCGCGGTCTGGTCAAGCGAGCTGGATTCTTTGTTGATAACCCCGAGCTTTTCGAGCACCCAGTCAATCCCGCTTCGCAGCTTGTTAAAGGCGTTAAGCGGCATCAACAAAGCATCAGCCAGCGCCTGACCGAACACGACACCAACATTACGGCAACTGTTTAATGTGTCCTGAGTCGCTTTTACCGGCGCTATCAGGTCTTTAAACCACTGCCAGACACCGCGAAGTTTCTCCCCAAGGCCGTCAAAGACGGGTGCCAGCGGCGCGAACATTTCCCCGACCGGCGCAAAGGCGCTCATCAGCCCCTCGATAACACCACCGAAAAAGGCGCTGACCGGCTCCCAGTATTTGCGAATAAGCAGCGCGCCAGCGACAACCGCCGCAGCAACGGCCACGACCGGCCATGTAATCGCACCGATAGCAGCGATAACCCCACCACTGATTGTCGTAAAGACAGCACCAAGTGCGCCAGCAGCAGCGATGATGGCGTTAATACCGATAATAACCGGCCACGCAACAAGGCCGATTGCCCCTATAACCCCCACAACACCGATAGCCGCCGCTGAAATAACCCCAAGCGTCGTCGCCAGTGATTTATTTTTTTGTATCCAGCCATCAAGTTTTAAAACATACCCAGTCGCCGTTTGTACCAGCTTACGCAAGGATGACTCTTGCTGGTCAAACAGGTCTGTTCCGACCGCCTCATAAGCTGACTGGAACTCTTTAAAGTCGCCGCCGAGGTTGTCTTGCATGACCTTGACGAGCTCAGCCGTTTTACCGTCAGATGCTTTAAGCGTGGCGGTAAGCTGGTCCAGCTTTCCGCTTGAGGCGGCAGTCATTAATACAGCAGCAGCTGAGCTTGCCTCTTCACCGAATATGGTTTTCATATATTCAGCGCGCTGACCGGTACCGAGATTGTTTTTCTCAAAGCTCCGCTGCATTTCTTTCAGGATTGTAAATATTGGGCGCGTGTTCCCCTTACCATCAGCCGTTTTTACGCCGAGCTCTTTAATAGCGTCATACGCTTTTCCCGTAGGAGCCTGTAGGCGACTTAACACGGCGCGGCTCCCCGTACCCGCCATCGAGCCTGTAATTTTGGCGTCATGGAGTGCGCCGACCATTGCGGCTGTTTCTTCGATACTGACCCCGGCATTTTTCGCCACCGGCGCGGCGTAGGTCAGCGCATCACTCAGGCCGTCAAAGTCGGCGGCAGTTTTGTTCATCGTCATCGACAGAACATCACCGATATGAGCGACCTTATCGTTTGAGAGCTGGAATGCAGATCGCATCCCCATCAATAACCCAGCGTTCTCTTCCATCGTTCGACGGTTTGCGAGCGCCATATCAAGCGTCACTGGCGTAGCCGCCTGAATAGCAGCGGTATCACCACCGGCTTTTGCAATAATAATCTGAGCACCGGCAGCATCATCAGCCGACGCGGCAGTGTTATCACCGAGCTGACGCGCCTGTTTGCGAAGAGCCACCATATCAGCTGAATCTTTTTCGACGCCGAGAACAGCCTGAAGCTCAGAGTTTTTCTGAGCAAAATCATAACCGGGTTTCATTAGTGCAACACTGGCGAGAGTACCTGTTGTTGCCATACCTACCCCGGCAGCGCCCATCGAGGCGGCATTCCCTGCCAGAGCCTTCCCTGCCTGATAGCGTTTTTGTACTGCACTCAGTTTCGCCTGTTGCGCGCTGACACGCGCCAGTGCTTCACGCTGTCGGTTAAGCTGTGTGGTCGTTTCGCTGATATTATTTTTCAGGCGATTTTCATCATTCGTCAGGTTGCGGGTATTTATCCCCGCCTTACCGAGCTCGGCCTGTTGCCGCTTAACTGACTGCGTGAGGCTGTTATATTTCGTCTGCAACCCATCTGCTGCGCGTTTCGCTGACTCCAGCACTCTGGCCTGTGCCGCTGTTGGCCGTTCCGTGTTTTTAAACTGCACCGCCAGCGCTTCAGCTTCCTGTTTTGCTTTTTCCAGCGACTGACCGGTTACCGCCAGTTGCGCACTGGTTTTACGAAAACCGTCGATTTTCGATGCCTGACCATTCAAATCACGCAGGGATTGCTGAGTCGTGCGGATATCACCAGACAGCGATTTACTCGCCGTCTGGATCGCTTTAAAGGGTCGGGTCGCCTGGTCGACAGCTTTCAGCAGCACTTCGAGTTTGAGGTTATTACTCATTCGTGTTTCCGCTTCGCTGTAGCGCTTTTTCGCGCCAGTTGACGAGCTCGGTCAGGCTCATGGGATAAAGGTCTGATGGCGACCAGTGGAAAATGACCGCTATGTCAGCCATCAGGTCATCGACCGAGAGTTTTTTCGGGAAGGTTACGCCCCCGAACTCGGTGACAAAAAACCGACCACCTTACCGGCAAACGACAGCAGGTCGGGCAGCTCCAGCGCGGCGGCTTCCTGCTCGGTCAGCGACGGCATGGTCATGCGTGGCAGCACTTTAATCAGCGCATCGACGTCAGAATTTGCGACTGATGCCAGGCTAACGCCGCGAAGGGTTCCGGCACACGGCTTTAACAGGGTGACGTCGGTAATAACCTGTTCACCGCGCTTGATGGGTTTAATCAGAGTGACGATATTTTCGTTAGTTTTTTCCATGATATTTCTCGTTAAATTCAGGTTTCAGGATGCCCGGCCAGCCATGCTGACCGGAACAATAATTACAGGCCGATATTCTGTCGGTGTGCCTCGAGCATGTCGGTACCGTTCACCATTTCGACGAGGTTCACGGTGTCAATTTCGACCATATCTTTACCGTTGAGGGTCAGCTTGTAGTACGAGCACTCGAGCGAGATTTTCGACTCAGTGTCTTCGCCCTGCTTGGCTTCGCCGAGGTCGATTTCTTTCTGACGGCCACGGAGAACAACCTCAACCGGCACGGTCTCGCCGGTGTCATCACGCTGGTAAGACCCGGCAAAACGTAGCGGCACGGAGGCCGTACCGGTGGCGGCATATAACGACCAGACAGCATCATCAGGAAAACCGCCGAGCGCGATTTCAGCCGACAGCGCATCGTCATCGAGGCCAAGGTCAACCGAGGCTGAGCCATTCATACCGCCGCCGCGATACTTCTCGAGCTTACGGGTTAATTTTGGCAACGTGACGGACTGCACGACGCCGAGATAACTCACCCCGTCGATAAACAGGTTCATCAGTTTGAGCTTGCGCGGTAATGCCATTTGTCAGGCTCCTTATTTGCTGTTGACGGACGAGATAAGATTCGCCAGATATTTATCGGTGATGCGCTGGCGTAAGGTCAGGTGCTCGAGTGGTGGCACGGGCGTATAGTCATAATCGATAAACAGTTTCCCGGCTTTCAGGGATTCTTTGCTGTTGGCCTCTTCGTCAAACCAGCACGTCGCATCGATGATGTAACCGCCGCTTTTCAGCTCGCGGAATTTCGCGTTGATGCCGTCGATAATGTCGCGAATCAGTGTCGCGGTAATGGGCTTATCGTTCGCCCACATATGCCCCTCGGCCATTGTGTCGGCGATGACCTGTGCCGTGCGGGTGTAGTTCTCAAACTGAAACAGCGGGTCATCAGAGCAATTACGGTTACCCCAGAAGCGGAAGCCATCAGAACGAATCAGCGTGGTAACACCGGCCTCATTCAGCAGGTCGGCATCGGTGCCTTTTTCCTGCAAATCCCAGAAGACCGACGCGCTGATACCGGTGACCTCATTGACGCCGACGTTTGACAGGGTTTTGTGCCAGCCGGTGTCATTGTCAATTTTGGCGCGCAGACCCAGCGCGATGGCGGTCGCGTAGCTGGTCGTTGTGGCGCTGGCCGTGGTATCCCATCCGAGGAACTCAGGCCAGATAATCATGAGTTCGCGCGCGCTGAAATTCTCACGATAGGCAATGACGTCAGAAATGGTTTTACAGCCCCACGCGCTGACATAGGCGAAAGCGCGCAGTTTCTGAGCCACGGAGACAAGCGCGGTCGCCACCTCCTGAGTATCGAGACCCGGCACACCGAGAATACGGGGCTTCACGCCGGTGACCGCTTTCGCCGTTAACAGCGCTTTCAGCCCGGTGTATTTGCCGTTCTCATCCGTGGTGCCGATGATGTTAGAAATGGTTTGTGCCTGTGCCTCTTCGTCGTCGCCGGTACCCTCTGCGACACGCACGACAACAACAACCGGTTTTGACTGGTTAGCGATGAGCTGTAAGGATTTTTTAAGGGTACCTTTAGTACCGGCTTTTGCGATGGCGCTTTGTGGGTTGGTAATCAGCACCGGCTCATTGAGCGGAAATGCCCCGGCATCAGCATCACTGGCCGTGCAGACCATGCCAACGACCGCTGTTGATACCGTCGAGATTGTGCGGGTGCCGTCGTTAATTTCGACGACCTCGACACCGTGATGATAATCACTCATCCGTTTTACTCCGTTAGTTGGGGTGAGTGATATTGTCGGGTGTACATTTACAGGGGGCTATTTGTCAGGGTTGGATAAGGTCTGACACAACCGGTCAGAGAAAAGACAGCGGGTTTTCACCCGCTTTTATCATGCCGGAGCATCAGGCCAGTTTATTTTCGGTGCAGTGCTCAAATCCAGACGACGCAGCGCGGTACGATAAGCACGTAATTCCGTAAGTTCTTTTTCTTCATCGGCTGAAATATCACTATCTTTTTGTGCATCCTCCAGCCAGTTAATACGCACTGACGCCTTCGTCATGCGACTATTACGCTCCGTTTCAGCTTCAGCCAGATGGTCGCGAATTTGCTGCAATTTCCCGTCTTTATAAAACCAGTCATCACCCAGTGTGACGCGCAGATTAGCTTTTGTTGCTGGAAGCTCGACGACACTGAGATTGACCGGGAAAAGCGCGTGAATATTCGTCGTGAATGTCCTTACACGACCATCATCGTCATACCCGATTTTTAGTGTTGTGGATTCATCAAATAAATCAACAACGTCATACCAGTCATTACCTTTGTCATCCTGCAAAAACATAACATTCTGACCATCTATAATTTTTGGTCGGTCAGTAGTGTCAGGAGTGTACGGGATGAATTTACCGAAACGTTGCATTTTTATTTACCTTTAATTAATGACATACCAGGTGTTATTAACCTGTTTCCGCATATAGCGAATAATAAAATTACCGACGTTGCTGCTCCCACCAACCATATTAAAGTTGTACATAGCTGCGCCATCCGTCCCACGTGGATATCCCCAACCATCCCGGAATCCAACTTCAGCCGGTGCAGTAAGGTCGATATTCTGGACAAAGTTCTGTAATACCCATTCCTGCGTTGCGTAATTACCTCTCGGCTGATATCGACCATCAAAATTTTCGTAGTTTCCTGGAAGAATCCGACCACCGCTTACCCAGTCCCCGTTTTCATCCATATAAGCTTGCCCATCAGTTCCATTTTCTGAACGGGACTTATTTATCATGTAAATGCCGAACTGATGATTACCCAGCCCACCAAGGATAAAATGTCTGTCCGGGTGTTCCTGCCTGACAATTGCTGATGCGCCGTCTTTGTCCACAGATGCAACGCTGGAAAAACAAGTCTGCTCGCGCATGTAAATCCAGCTCCCCGTTGAGCCAAATACCTGCACACCACCTGGAACAATCCTCATCACCTGACGACTATTGGAATAAGCATCAAGAACGCCGTCACCGTTCTGTTTAAATCCGGTATCACCGTCGCCCAAAGCAATTGAGTTACCGCCAAGGGCGCTCTCAATCCCGATACCCAACGCACCGTTAATCTGAGCACCACCGCTGGCGGATAATTTGTGAGACATCGAAATCTCACCCGTTCGGAGATTAATGCTTAGTGGTCGCAGTGGGCCGATATCGCCATTCTCCCCCTGATTTTCCAGCGTGGGGATAAGATGCAGGTACTCTTCCGAACGCCGAAAAATCAGGCCAAACTGTCCATTAAATATCCTCAGTGCATTGGCTCCCGGGATTTTCAGCTCACCGCCCATGGTGTCACCTGAGCGCTTCAAATCTCTGCGCCAACCTGGCAAATAGCCATCACCATGATTGGTGTAGGTAAACTGAGCGCTGAGTGCACCTTCACCTGTCGTGGCTGTAGTGACACGAATGGTCATAGCGCCACGGTCGCCCATTACCTCAACCACAGCCCCAGCCAACTGGATATTTCCACACCCCGTGTCGGTGATAGTTCGGTTATCACCATAAGACCATGAACCCTTGCACATCCAGTACGGATGATTAAATGCTCCCTGCGATTCGAGCCAGACGACAAACTCCGCAGTCGTCCAGTTGCCGCCTCCACCAATGCTAATACCGCTTCTGAAAGCTCTCGCAGCACCGACATTACGCACGAATAAATCTTTGTCGGGAACATCCTTACCGTTCTGCTCTTTAGCCAGTCGCTTATCTGCATTGTCATTAGCCGCTTTTACTGCCTTTGGTGTGGCGGCCTTACCTTCTTCATTGCTATCAGTTGCGCTGCTCAGTTGCACAATGCCTTTTTGCGCTGTGCTCGCGTCCTGAGCCGTATATTTACCATTAGCAAGGTCATACGCCGCCTTAACCGCCTTCGGCGTCGCTGCGAGGCTCTCAGACGCGCTGTCGGTTGCGCTACTGAGCTGCACAAAACCTTTTTCGTTCAGCGTGGCATCCGGGTGATTGCGTGATTTTTCATGCTCGGCGAGTTTGTCGTCGACATAATCCTGTGTGGCCATCACCATCGTCGAATCAATGGATAATTCCACCGAGGCGATACTGCTGACAATAATGACCATGCGGCAGGTCTGCGCACGGCCTGAGCCCTCGGCCAGTTCTGGCTTGTAGCTTTCGGCCATATTGGCGACAGCAATCAGAGAGCCCTCATCGTCATAAAGACCGAGCTCACGCATCCAGAAACCGCCCACTTCTGGCGGGATAACCAGCTCGGCCACAATGTAATTGCTGTTTCTGCTGTCCTGGCTAATTTTATTCAGCGCATGACGCCAGACCTCATTAATGAGCCTTGTCTGACCGGCGTTCGGCTCCGGCAGCGTACCGCCGCCATCACCGACGGCCATCACCGTAATATTGACTTTTTTACCACCCGGCACGGTGGCCGCTGCCAGTTTTTCAGCTCCGGCAGTGGTGATAATAGTTTTAAATTTCGTGCTCATTATTCCTCACTTATCCGGGGTAAATCGTAATAATATCGCCGTCACAGCTCACACCGCCGGTATACATAAAACCGGGAATGTCCTGGATAATATTCAGGCCAATCAGATGACGACTGGCGGGTTTTGCATCAGCAATTAACCGCTCCATTTCTAAATACATTTCCTCAGTGATACCGCTTTCCAGTACGCCAATATCAAGACGAAATGTGCCCGCCGGGTCACCCGTCTCCCACCATTCCGTCACGTTGATGATGTAGCCGAGCGGTTCAATAACGCGCCGGACCGCGCCTATCGTCCCTTTGTGGCAGTGAATGAAATACGCGCTGCGAATAACATCCCGCTTTGTCTTTTCCGGCCAGTTCTCATCCCAGCGGTCAACGGAAAACGCCCACGCCAGCCACGGCAAAAGGTTTGCAGGACAGGAATCAGGGCTCCACAGACGACGCAGCGGGACGGGAGTATTTTCGATATCCGCGCATGCACGTGCCGCCGCCACCTCAAGCGGCGACGAGCCCACCGGTAACAGCCGCGCATTACTCATCAGAGCCCCCTATCGCAATGTGATAATCACTGCAAAATGACGCCTGAGTCTTATCAAGCACAATGTCAGCGACCGGCGCGGAAAGTTCGACACGCTGGATCCCTTCAACATGCAGCGCGGCATAAATGGCCGAGAGCCGAATGTCCCGCCCCAGCCGGTGCTGCGCGCTGATATAGGCTTTTAGTTTCGCTTCAGCCGCCGCCCGGATGGGCTCACTTTCCGGCCCCGGATAGATAAAAATCGTTGCGCGTATCTGGTAATCAACAATCTGAGCTGACTGCACCGTTACACGGTCAGCAACCGGCCTGACGTTCTCATCATTAAGTGCATTACGCACGACTGTCAGGAGTTCATCGGATGCGGCACCATTATCATGTCGGGAAAGCACCGAAATCGTCACACAGGCTGGCGACGGGCTGATAACTGAAATATCCGCGACCCGCCCGTCAGCGCTGCGACCATGAAATTCATAGGCACCCGTTGAGCCCGCCACACTCATTCCCTCAAAAGCCTGCTGGATGCGAAGACGAAAATCAGAGTCTGATTCCATCACCGCCGCCACTGGGGGAATTGCCGATTTATCAGCAGGTGTGATAACCAGCCGTTCGACGTTGAAGTTTGCGCCGATGACGTCAAGGTCGTTGCCCTCTGCGTAAGCCAGCGTGACCGCCTTTGCCGCATTATTTACACGCTGACGCCAGATAACCTCCCGATAGGCGTTTTCTTCCAGGTACTTCACCACCGGCTCAGACTCGAGGGCGAGCGTCCGGGCAATGGCGTCCTGTTGGTCTTCAGGATAAAGAGACACGAATGTCGCCTTACGCTCAGCAAGGATGGTTTCAAAATCCAGCGTTTCCACAACGTCAGGTGCGGGGAGCTGGCTCAGGTCGATGGTTGCCATAAATTCAACTCACAGGGATAGTCAGTGACAGGGTTTTGCCGGTGTCCCGGGTCTCGCCGGTCAGCTCAACAATCATCTGACCGTTAAACTGACGTTCTACCGTCAGCGAGCTGATGCTGATGCGTGGCTCCCACTTCAGCAGCGCCATATAACAGGCGCACATAATTTGCAGCCTCAGCGCGTCGGTCTGCGGCATATCAATCAGGGAGAACAACAGCGAGCCATAATCGCGGCGCATCACGCGAGAGCCGACCGGCGTTCGCAAAATATCACCACAGCTCTGACGGATATGGTCGGCGTCAGTGATGGTGCGCCCGGTATCTCTGTTCATACCGATATATCGGGTCGTCATTTCGTGCCCTCCGTCCAGGCTCCACCTCTTTGCACACCGCCGTGACCGTGGTCGTCGACCTGCACGCCGTTTGATTTAAATGTACCGTCGGTGTGTTCGATGTTTCCGCGCATGGTGCCGCCTTGTTGTACCTCAAGCGTCGCCGTCGTCAGTTTGTTGGTGCAGACCACTTCCGGGGTATCGAGGGTGATGCGGGTCTCGGCTTTCACCATCACCAGCGGTACCGTCGCGGTGATGGAATCCGACGCCGTAACATCTGCGGTTTTAATGCCGCTCACAGTCAGTGCGCCGGTCTCCGGCTCGTACTCGATAACAGCCCCGTCAGGAAAGGTGATGTGAAATGCATCAGCCGATGCCGACGGCGCGGGGTGGTCATCGGAGAAAATACCGGGCAGCACAAAAGCGGTGTCGAGCTCACCACCGACGGCCAGCAGTAAAACCTGCTCACCCACAGACGGAGCCCACCAGACACGTGAGCGACCGGCGCGCGTGGTCAGCCACTGAAGCCAGTCGGTAACAATGCCGCCAGTCTGGACGCGACAGCGCCCGTCATCGAGGTCAACTTCGACGACGACGCCGGTGCGTATCAGGTTGCGAAGGAGGCGTAAAGCGTCCTGAAGAGTTGCACGAGTATTCATGCAAGAAAGGATGCCGCCCGGTGCTCTGAACGGCAATTGATGCGGGTTTTACTGTCAGTGGCACAACATCGTGATTAACTATTGTAAACTTTTTTGATTACTTCCATGCACTCAGCATGCGCGGTTTTATGTTGTTCAAACTCTTTGTTGTAGAAAAGAAAGAAAGCTTTCTTTACCTGAGGCATTTCAATAAAAATAAACTCATCTACTTTATGAAAAAAATGAAAGCTAGGGTTTGTTGTATTAAATACCAACAATGAATTTCTCTTATTGTATTTATTCATTTTAATAAGAGTTCTTCTTGTTCGTCTTATCGTGCGAAAAACCTTGTGTGGAGTCGTATCAATATCGCCCCAAAACATTGCAACAGGGATATCCGCAATAAAAGGTATATAATCCCCGCCCTTATACCTTAGGAATCGAGAGCGCAAGTCCATCAGTTGCAGTTTGAAACCAATGTACTGTAACCACCATATGATGCAATCAACTTCATATGAATTCAGTTCTGAGCCATCTTTATCACGGAATAATCGTTTTAAATAGTCTTCAAAAGCGCCAAGTAAATCTGAGTTACACCCCCTACAAGCCGGTATGGTTGATTTTATATAACTGGCAGACTGATTGTTTTTAGTATTAATAAGAAACTTTGTTTGGTCAGCCTCAAAAGCCCATTGAGGAATAATATGCTCCCGAGTAATTTCATTTTCACTCCCACAGAGAACACAAATCTCGGCGTTGTGATCCGCGATAATCCTATCCATAACGATTTTTTGAGACTTTTTTATCCGTTGTCTCAGCATGCTAAATTTTAAATTCATAACATCAATGTTCTCAACCACTCCTGGATAATCTTATTAATATCGCATTCTCAATGAGTTGAATAGAGTCTTGATCAAAACCGATGAGCGGTCGGGCATCGTACTGCACCGGCGCACTGTTTCGCCCTGGCTTATCCTTGAGGCCGTACTGATGCACATTCGCCATCCGTTGTACCTTGCCGGTAAATTCCACGACCGCCGTGTCATTCCCCGCTGAGGCTTTCATAAAACGACTGGTGCGGAGTTTGGCGAACATTTCCCGCTTAACCCGGCCTTTTTTGGCTTTTACCGGCTGGCGTTTTCGGGCGGCGTAAGGTGTCCCGTCCGGTGCCTTCTGCGTTTTAATCCGGCGCTGTTGACGGGCTCGCAGGGTCTTCGCGATATCTGCGGCCATTCTGCGACGGGCGGCAGGAGACAGCGCCGCTATCAGCCCCGCGAGCTTATCGTCAAAGGGTTTAAAGTCATTCATGCAATCGACTCACGAGCTCACCGTTAACATACAGCTCAACTGGCCGGGTAACGGGTTCCGGCGGCTGCGGCTCTTCTGCCTGTTCGACGTGGAGCTTATCCCCCTGCTCTTTAACGAGGGTGCGCTCGGTCAGCATAAGGCTGATACTGATATCGGTGCTGTCGTTGTCGTTGATATCGGCGAAATAGGTGAATCCCTTTTTACGCCCTTCATCGGTCGTCATAATGTCAGTCTGATGGATGCGCAACCACGCCTGAATCGGGACGAGTAACAGCTCGATATCATCCGTGAAATCGGTCACCACCACATTCAGCGTGTACCGGTTCTCAAACGACAGCGACGTCGCCAGCGTCGAGGCAAGATTCCCGTTGTCGATAAAGACACGCATCATATCGGGGTTTCGTGCCAACACCGGCACGGCGTCAGTTAAGGCTTTTCGCAGACTCTTCGGCTTGTACATCGATTTTATCCTGACAGTTTTTCACGGTTCTGACCTGTAGCGCACAGCGCTCGAGGGCGCTTTCGAGCTGGCGTATATCCGCGCTCAGGTCGCCATTGGTGGTCGGGTCACTTCCCGGCATCGGGCAAAGACTGACCCTCGGGCATGCGTTGTAAACAATCACCGGCGTCGGCACAGGCGGCGCGCTGGTGCAACCGGCGCACAGCATCAGGTAAATCAGCGCTATACCAGCGGCGAAGCTGTTCATTTTCATTGAGTAACCTCGTAATGGTCTGTTCCCGGTGTTGCGCCCGCGCTCCGGCATAGATGAGCTCACCGCGCAGTAAGACCTGAGCGGTCTCATTTTCCCCACGGATACGGGAGGCCGTTTTAAGCTGGCTTTTCAGCATGGTAATCAGCGTTTTTTGTTCACCTGCGACCTTGTTCGCCCGCTCAAAGGAGCGGGTCAGCGTGGTGTTTTCGTGGCGCATCCAGAGCAGCCCGGCCACCGCCAGCACTAACAACACGACTATCGTTTTCATTTCGCCCCCTTCAGGCAGTAGGCGCGCTCGCGAAAGCGGCGATTTTCGAGCCCGGTATTACGCTCACCATTCACAAACACCCAGCGGGTGAGCTGGTCACAGGCTTGCCACCATTGCCGGTGTTTCAGGTGATACACCAGCGTTGAGCGACAGGCCGCGCCGGTACCGACGTTAAAAGCGAAGCTGACCAGCGCGTCATAGACTGCGGGTGGCATTTCAACAGGCACACAGACCGCGAGTCGTTTCTCGACGTTCAGCACATCAGCGACCAGATTCGCGGCGGCTTCCTTCTCGGTGATATCCCGTTTCGGTACCACCCCGGCAGTGTGGCCGATGCCTGACGTCCACACGCCCGCGCTGCACTGATAAGGGCGCAACCGGCACCCCTCGAGGTCGGCAATCAGCGCGAGCCCCTCCGGCGAGGTGTGAAGCAAACGAAAATCAGGCACCAGTGCCGCCAGCGCCAGCACGACGGCCACACTGCAACGTTTAACGAATGAGCCCACGAATAACCCCCTTATCAATCCCCATCGAGACGAGATAGCGGTATTTCTTTCGCTGGTACCAGAAGTTAACCAGCGCAGTAAAAATGGCGCAGCTTCCCCCGACATAAAGCGCGAGCCGTTCCGGTGTCTGCGTACCGAAATACGCCAGCACCACTGACAGCCAGTAGGTCAGAAAGGTTGTGATTTTATCCACAGTCAGTCCCATAAATTCACGGTCTCCGATACCGGTGCAGCGTCGACTTCAGGCAGACTGACCGCCGTGCCATGCGGCAGGACGACACCCAGCTCGGCGAGCCCCGGATTAGCCAGCAATACCGCCTCGACCACACCTTCAGTGCGCCCGTAATGGCGCTGACATAACGTGTCGAGCGTGTCGCCCTGATGCGCGATGACGTTCATCAGATTTGCCCCACGATGCAGCGCGCTTTGTCCTGGATACGGGCAACCGACCAGCGCATGTCACGCCACATTTCATCGATGGTGTCATCGATGCTGTCGGCCTTTTTGTCACCTTTGGCGCTGGCATCAACGCCCCGGTAACGCTCGTACAGCGTCGCGGTCGTCATCGAGCAAACAGCGTTGAAGTAGTGAAAAACCCGCACACTTTCGCCGTCGAGCTCATCCGTCGGCACATCCTCGAGGCGCTGATAACCGGCGGCGAGCTGAAGGTCGCGCCAGTCGGTTAACTCGGCATTGGTCTCGGCCATCGCGGTTTTAATCGCCCGGCGCAGACGCACCGGCGTCACGGTCTGCTCGAGGCGCATTTCTTCGCGCATGCGCTTCGGATCAACATCCGGGAAAAAGGCCGTGTTTTTAATCACCGGCTCGTCGACCGGCACCGGCGGGATGACCATCGGGTCGCGCTGTTGCGCCGGGTTATTCATCACAATCATGGTCATGAGTACCTCAGTAAATAGGTGGGCGGTGGACGCCGGTCGCAGTTACGGTGAATCACCGACATTGACCAGCGTGCCGCCCGGCGCGGGGCGCGTTCTGTTAACCGGCGACTTTCTTCGGGCGTCCACGCCCTCGTTTCACCGGTGAATCTTGTTTTTTCGCGGGTGCCTTTTTCGCGGCTTTCGGCGCTGTTTTTTTGACGGCGACCGGTTTCGGGTTCAGCTCACGAGTGAGAGTCTCAATGTCTTTTCTTACCCCGGCGTTGGTGTCGAGCTGTAAGGCGCGTTGCAGGTGAGAAAGCGCATTCTCAGGCTGACCGGCATCACGCAGAGTCAGACCGGTGACCTTATGCAGCCGGGCGCGTACTTCGTCAGGCATATCGGCCTCAGCAGTCAGCCCGATGACGCAAAGGAGTTGCGCAGCGTCGACCGGCTCCCCGGCAATTCGGGCGCGGGTTGCCGCGAGCGCGACCTCTTCGGCCAGCATGTAAGGTGTGGTGCGGGAATGATTTTCCGGCATCGACAGGCCGAAACGCAGCGCATAGCGCGCAATCTCAATCGCGCCGGTGATATCCCCCGCATCAAGACGCCAGAGCATCACCGTCATCAGAATGTCATCCTGTGCGCCGGTGCCGCTTTCCAGTACGCCAGCGACCCACGGCAGGTACAGCGGGAGTAATTCGCGTTTTTTATCCGCTTTGCGTTCTTTAGAACGAATTGCTGATAGCGTCCGGCGGTCTGCGGCCAGCTTGACGAGCATTTGCTCGTAAGGTGAGGCATGACGCAGCGGGGCGTTATCCCGCTGCGATGCCCTGATAGCCGAGACCCGCATCGCGTGACGCTGTGCGGGGGTTGCCATCGGTTATGCCTCCTTGCCGTCAGTGGTGCCGGTTTCAGCCGGTGCGCTGCCTGTCAGAGACTGCATCGCTTTGACCATTGCCGCCGCGAAGACTTCCGCGCTCACTGGTTCCGAGGTGGCGGGTTCTTCCGGTTCGAGGATCTCGATATTTTCAATCAGGCACCCGGCCTCGTAGTCCTCGATAACGAAATCGACTTTGACCTGTTCGTAGTTTTCCACCTGGTCGAGTTTCGGATTTTCGACGATGTGGCGGCGGTGGCCGTCCTCGTACAGATAAATCGAAATGTTATCCAGCGTGGTGATGAAAACGCTGTTTGCCGGGAAGAACGGCGCGCGCACCGCCTGAAGCTGACCGATGGTTTTCTGGCTGATAATCAGCTCACCGGCGAGCTGTTCGCTGTTCGCCTGGAATTTGTTAATCATCGGGAAGTATTTGTCGGTCAGGATACGGCGACCACAGATGACAACCATTTCCGGGTTCTCGCGGTGAATTTCCGCGACCAGCGACTCGAAAGCATCCATGACCAGCGCGTCGAGGTTGGCGTAATGCCCCCCTTTACCCACTTTGATGGTGTTCGAAATCACAGTACCGTCAGCGTCGGTGATGCTGGACATCACACGCTCAGGTGCGTCGTTGCGGTATTTCTGCAACCAGCCGACAGCCACATCCTGAAGTAACGGGTTTTTGCCACGGTCAGACGTCGCCGCACGGCTCACGCCGTTAAAACCTATGGTGATGTAATCCAGCGCCTGACGCTTGATGATGGCGTTACGGATTCGGATCTGGAAATCCTGAAAACGCGCCCACAGGTCGAGCTTGCCGTACTTCAGGTGATAGTCGAAGTTCACCGGGTGGCAGAAATAGCGGTACGAATCGAGCTTGCCAAAATCAGCGGTCTTACGCTCGACGCCACCGTCGGTGTCAGCGGTGCTGGCAATGGAGCCGGTCACATCAATGCCGACTTTCTCTTCGGTCAGCTCGCCAACCGTCACCATGTTGATGAGCTTCAGGAAGCTGGACGACTGCTGGATTTTGTCAAACAGGGTCTGAGTGACCGACGGCTCGACGGCAAACTTTTTGTCGAGGTCGCTGGCCGCGATGCCGTTCAGCTCGGCGATACGGCTCAGGTACTGATTGAATTTAAAACGGGTCTCTTTACGCATGGGTTTTGTATTCCTTCGTGTTTATCAGGGGTTAGCAGTCGGTCAGCGTGGAGAGCGCCGAATCACCGTCACCACCGGTGCTTAACTTGCGGCGCGCCTGTGATTTGCTTTCGGTGTTTTCCAGCGTGGTGGTCAAGGTGCTGAATTGCTGCGAGGTGGCGTCGGCCTGTTCGGCCAGCGCTTTTTTGACGTCGGCGAGTTCGGCTTCAATTGCACTGAAACGCACCTCGGCGCTTTCGCCGCCGGTCTGCACCCGCTCGGCGATGGCGGTCACGGCTTCATGTACATCACCGAAACGCGCATCGTCGTCAGTCTGTTTACGGCTGAAGATGCCTTTCACGGTGTCGCTGAGTCTGGTCAGCAGGGTGTCGGGCAGGTCTTCGAATTCCAGCTCGGCAAGGGTTGCCACTGAGAAGAAATTCTCAGGGCTGGCTTTAAATCGGTTGAGGGGGTTGTGTTTCGCGGTACGGCAAAACTCAAGATATTCAGTACCGAGGCTTGCCGGGTCGTCAGTGACGGCCAGACCAACCAGATAGCATTTGCCGCTGTTGGCAAAGTTCGGTTGAATTTCCATTGAGGTATAGACTTTTTGTCCTGCCTTATTCATCGCGACGAGGTCATCGGTCGGCGTGATTTTGGCAAACAATGCCAGCTTGCCATTGAGCGCTGAATCATCGTCAATAACTTCGGCTTTCAGCTCAGCCACATCGCCATAGCGTTTAAATACGCTGTCAGGCAACAGGCCGCGCAGGTGCTCGAGGTTAATACGGCAACCGTAGACGCGTGGGTCATACGAATCAGCCATCTCCTGAATATCAGTCGCACTGATGACGCGACCGTCGCAGGTGTCACCCTCGACGCCGATGCGAAACCATTTCGAAACTTTTTTAGCCATGAGTCAGGTGTCCTGAGTTGGGTTATCGGGTCGGATGTAGTTTCCCGACTCCCTCCCTCGCCAGCCACCGGTTACAGAAGTGCAACCCCTGACACAACAGGGGGTTAGCGATTCATCCCCCCTGAATCTTTAGCCTTGCCGTGTACTCATCACAGTGAGGTTTTATGACCACCACCAACGACACATCACTACTCAGCGACCCGCGACGACAGGCCGCGCTTTTGTTCTGGCAGGGCTATTCCGTGCCACAAATCGCGGAGCAGTTACAGGTCAAGCGCCCCACGGTGCAGAGCTGGAAACAGCGTGATAAATGGGAAGAAACCGCCCCGTTAAACCGGGTCGAGTTCACGCTCGAGGCGCGACTGATTCAGCTCTATGCAAAGCCCGATCTGACAGCTCACGACTTTAAGGTCGCGGATTTTCTGGCGCGCCAGATGGAGCGCCTCGCGCGGGTGAACCGCTACGGTCAGACCGGTAACGAAGCGGATTTAAACCCGAACGTGGCCAACCGCAACAAAGGGGAAAAGAAGAAACCGAAAAAGAACTTTTTCAGCGAAGAGGCTATCGAGAAACTCGAAGAGATTTTCCTCGAGCAGTCTTTTGACTATCAGCTCGAGTGGTGGCGCGCGGGGCTGGCGCACCGCATCAGGAACATCCTGAAATCGCGACAGATTGGCGCGACGTTCTATTTTGCACGTGAGGCACTGTTACAGGCGCTGAAGACCGGCCACAACCAGATATTTTTGTCGGCCAGTAAGACGCAAGCCTATGTATTCCGTAAATACATTATCGCCTTTGCCCGACAGGCTGGCGTCGAGCTTACCGGCGACCCGATTGTGCTCGGCAACAATGGTGCGGAGCTGATGTTTCTCGGTACCAATGCCAACACGGCACAGAGTCACAACGGCGACCTGTATGTCGACGAAATTTTCTGGATCCCCAACTTCCAGAAACTGAAGCGCGTCGCCGGGGGCATGTCGTCACAGGAGCATTTACGCACGACCTATTTTTCGACCCCCTCATCGCTGGCGCACGGCGCTTACCCGTTCTGGTCGGGTGAGCAGTTCAACAAGGGGCGCTCAGACAAGAGCGAGCGCGTCGATATCGATATCAGTCACGCCGCACTCGCGAAGGGCGTCGCCTGTCCTGACGGCCAGTGGCGACAGATTGTCACCATCGAGGACGCACTCGCCAAAGGGTGCACCCTGTTCAACATCGATACGCTGAAGCGCGAGAACAGTGTCGATGAGTTCCGCAACCTGTTTATGTGCGAGTTCGTCGACGATAAAGCGTCGGTATTCCCGTTCGAAGAGCTGCAACGCTGCATGGTCGACAGCCTCGAGAAATGGGAGGACTACGCGCCATTTGCCGACCGGCCATTCGGTCACCGCCCGGTGTGGATTGGCTACGATCCGTCATTACGTGGCGACAGCGCCGGGTGCGTTGTTATTGCGCCGCCAGTCGTTGCCGGTGGCAAATTCCGCATACTCGAGCGCCACCAGTGGAAAGGGATGGACTTCGCCCAACAGGCCGAATCCATTCGCGAGCTCACACAAAAATACACCGTGGAATATATCGGCATCGATGCGACCGGGCTCGGTCAGGGCGTCTTCCAGCTCGTGCGCTCGTTCTACCCGGCCGCGCGTGAAATCCGCTACACGCCGGAAATGAAAACCGCAATGGTGCTGAAAGCTAAAGACACCATTCGCCGCGGGTGCCTCGAGTACGACGTCAGCGCGACCGACATCACGCAGTCGTTTATGTCTATCCGCAAAACCATGACCAGCAGTGGTCGCAGCTCGACCTATGAGGCCAGCCGCACCGAGGAAGCCAGTCACGCCGATCTCGCCTGGGCAACCATGCACGTATTAATTAATGAGCCGCTGACCGCCGCGACTGGTGAGCAGTCATCCAGCATCATGGAGTGGAACTAATGAGCAAGAAACGCAACAAGCGCCAGCAGCCGCCGCGCACCCAAAACCACACCGCCGCACCGGCACAGAGCATGGAAGCATTCACTTTTGGTGAGCCGACGCCGGTACTCGACCGCCGCGATATTCTCGATTATGTCGAGTGTATTGATAACGGCCAGTGGTACGAGCCGCCGGTGAGCTTTTCCGGGCTGGCGAAGAGCATGCGCGCCGCCGTGCATCACAGCTCGCCGATTTACGTGAAGCGTAATATTCTGGTGTCGACCTACATCCCGCACCCGCTGTTATCCCGTCAGGACTTCACCCGGTTTGCGCTCGACTATCTGGTGTTTGGTAATGCGTTTATCGAAGAGCGTCGCAGCCTGACCGGCAAGCCGTTAAAACTGGAAACCTCACCGGCGAAATACACCCGCCGTGGCATCGAGGATGACATTTACTGGTACATTCAGAGCTACACACAGCCGCACCAGTTCGCGCCCGGCTCCGTCTTCCACCTGCTCGAGCCCGATATTAATCAGGAGCTTTACGGGATGCCGGAATACCTGAGCGCACTCAATTCAGCCTGGCTGAATGAATCGGCGACCCTGTTCCGTCGCAAGTATTATCAGAACGGCGCGCATGCGGGTTACATCATGTATGTGACCGACGCCGCGCAAAGCAGCACCGACGTCGAGGCACTGCGAAAGGCGATGCGCGACTCGAAAGGACTCGGCAATTTTAAGAACCTGTTTTTTTACGCGCCGAATGGTAAAGCAGACGGGATTAAAATTGTGCCACTGAGCGAAGTCGCCACGAAGGATGATTTTTTTAATATCAAGAAAGTCAGCGCCACTGACCTGCTCGACGCACACCGCATTCCATTCCAGCTTATGGGCGGTAAGCCCGAGAACGTCGGCTCAGTGGGCGACGTTGAGAAGGTGGCAAAGGTCTTTGTGCGTAACGAGCTGACCCCGCTACAGGCGCGGTTTATGGAGTTGAACGAATGGGCGGGTGAAGAAATTATCCGCTTCGAAAAATATAGTCTCGGCGACGACGAGTAACCCCACCCACAGCCGCCCGACGTGGCGGCTTTACCCCCACCGCACACAACGCCCTCAGCGCCACGACACGCCGTCGCCGCTTCGCTTCTTCTCGTTACCCACCCACACCCCCAACAACGCCACATGGACGGGCTCAGGCGCTGGAAAAAATAAAATAAATACCCGCCTCAGCGCGCAATGCTATCCCCGCCACGCCTGCCCGCTTTATGGGGCGGTTCTAATGCAATTGCCTGATGTCCATCAGGCGCGTTATGCTGGACGCGGAGCCAGAAAATAGCTCTTCAAATATGAATGCATATTAATGCAGAGTTATGCACAACTTTTTTGTAAAATTGGAAGCATACAAAGGTACAAGTACCAATCACTTGAGCATGGAAGTGCTAACAGGCTCTCATGAAATATTTACATCACCCTATGAGGTTAGAATGGATAACAAAATCGTAGAAATTGATACTAAAAAGCTTGATTTTGACCCTCAAAACCCAAGATTTTTCCGACTCAACGATGCCAGTAATGCAGCAACTGTCATTGAAGAAATGCTAGACGACGAAAGTGTCCACGACCTGATGTTGTCAATCGGTCAGCAGGGCTACTTTCCCGGAGAACCTTTACTCGCAGTAAAAACCAATGGAAACTATATTGTAGTTGAAGGAAACCGACGTTTAGCCGCAGTAAAATTGCTCAATGGCGACCTGCATCCCCCTAAAAGAAAGCTAAAAGGGGTGCAAGAAATCATTGAGGATACTACCCATAAACCTAAAAAACTTCCTTGTATTATTTATGAAAATCGTGAGGACGTCTTAAGGTACATTGGTTATCGTCACATAACAGGCGTTAAAGAATGGGATTCATTATCTAAAGCAAAATACCTTAAAGAACTAAGCGATACTTTTTATGCAAACGAGTCAAAAGAAAAAGTATTAAAAAACTTGGCACGTGAAATTGGGAGCAAACCACATTATGTCGCGACACTTCTTACAGCATTAAATTTATATGAAGTGGCGCATGATAATGATTTTTTTGACCTGCCAATGAAAGCTGCAGATGTTGAGTTTTCATATATAACAACAGCATTAGGCTATTCAAAAATCACCAATTGGCTTGGCTTGCAAGATAAGAAAGACTTTTTAGATCCAAATTTAAACGAAGATAACCTCAAACGACTATTTTCTTGGTTCTTTGTGCCAGATCAGCAAGGCAGAACTATCATCGGCGAATCTCGAAGAATAAAAGATATTGCAGCTGTCGTTGAAAAACCTGAAGCCGTTGAAGTCCTTATGAGGAGTTCAAATTTAGATGAGGCATATCTATATACCAGCGGAGAACGAGAAGCGTTAGATAAAGCACTAAGTGCCGCCAGTGTTAAGTTAAGAGTTGTTTGGGATATGCTTCTTAAGGCTAAAGAATTAACTTTGGAGCATGAAGAAACTGCCTCTGAAATTTTCGAAATGTCAAAAAATATAAGAAATCAAATTAGAAGCAAAAGGGAGGATGATTAAGATTATGATAACTAATCTTGATTCAATGCCCTCTAATGAGCCTTATTTATGGGCTGATTATATTGAGATATTGGCCTTAACTAATATCGATCGGTCATTTAGTCGAGGAGACCTATATAGCACACTTCAAGCTCAACCTGAGGCTGTTCTAGCAGAAACCGAAGAAGCAGAAGAAGATAGTATTGACGATATCGATGATGAAAATGATGCTCTTGTACGCAGAAGAGCGAGACGAAGCGTAAGTCGAAACTATGTGGATAGAAAATGGAATTTTGCAATTAGTTTCGTTCGGCAACGCATTGATTTATTTGGGGATAGTTACCCATTTACTTTATCAGATGACAATGACACGGTCGAATTACGAGATACTTCCGAACAGCAACTCAGGCATTTAGAAAGACTATACCTAGCTTTATTAATATGTGCAAATATAAAGTATGTTAATATAAGAAGCAGAAAGGAAATAACCAGAAGCTTTGAATTAATAAGCTTACCTATTTTCGAAAGCTTGATGCCTAGCGGTAGCATAATAAAGGCCTGTTGGGCGTCAGGTGGACAAGCTGCACCATATACCGGAACCTTATTCAATAAGTTCACAAACATTGCTGCAGATATTCGTTGTACGCCTAATTTCAAAGAGCGAGACTTTAGTCGTGGAAATAGTGGTGACGGTGGCCTTGATATCATCGCTTGGCATCCAATGGGAGATCAAAGAGATGCAATCCCCATTTCTTTTGTCCAATGTGGCTGTTCTCAAGAGGAATGGGAAGCAAAACAACTTGAAGCCTCACCAGCTATGCTTTATAGCAAGTTTCCTGTTGCTCACCGATGGGCAACATATTATTTTTTACCACAAGATTTAAGATGGGTTGATGGAGAATGGGCACATAAAAGTAAATTAGGCGACGCAATTTTTGTTGATCGCCTAAGATTGATAAATTTGACCAGAGCCTCAGAAAACATTGACCATAGTCAAAACATCGGATACTTAGATATTCTCCTTGAGGCTAATGCTGTTGCAGCTTAATCCCATATATCAGGAAGGTTACGAGCAACCGCCTCGAATAATGGAGGCGGTACAGCATTCCCAACAACCGTGTATTTCATATTCATCGAAGCACGTTCTGTTTCAGGAAATATCATATCCCCGAATCCTTGCAAACGAGCAGCCTCACGGAAGCTAAATCGACGAGCTGGAGAATCCGATGTAAATTGCCATTTATCTGGCCCAATCTTTTCTAAAACGGGGCTGATTGGATGTAGAGGCATATGCCTTGGATTAGCTACGATTGTTTTAGATACCTGTCCCCAATCTTGACGACGATTCCGCGATAAGTAATACCAATGGAAGTCAGCTTCGTAAAACTCACCGGTAGGCCATTCAGGCATTGATCCTATTGCATCTCTAATCGTAGAAAATGGTTTTAAACCCTCACCATGCGTGGCCTGAGGAAAAACGTAATCAGTACCAAACTTTTCATGGATCCCGACTATGAAAATGCGTTTACGGTCTTGAGCAACACCATAATGAGAAGCATTGAGAATTTGCGAGTTAACTCTATAGCCCGCTTCTTTAAAGACTTTAAACTGATCCTGAAGAAGATGTTCAAAGTTACTACGGACCATGCCAGAAACATTTTCGACTATGAAAGCCTTAGGCTGGATTACTCTTAATGCCCTAGCAAACTCTAAATACAGCGTATTAATCTTCCTATCAGCTTTTCTCACTCCGCCCTGGCTAAAACCCTGACAAGGGTAGCAGCCAACCAGCAAATCAGCAGAAGGGAACGATTCGATAGCAGAAACATCCCCCAAGACGTAATCGGTTTCTGGATGATTAGCCAAATATACATCACGGGCGTAAGGTAGAATGTCATTTGCCATGAGCACATCAAACCCTGCCCTCAAGACTCCGGCATCAGAACCACCACACCCAGAAAAAAGCGACACTACAGTTGGCATTAACCCCTCCTAAAAACCGACCGCATATTATAGCGAAACAAGCCTCGGAAAAAAGCAAGATTTCGCCAAGGCTTGATATTCTCACGTTTTAGTAAATGTGGCCATCTTCAAAGGGAAAAATTATAAATTTATTTAATCATTAACTTTCAATGGGTTTAGCTGAAAAAACTATAGAAAACGAGTTATTTTTCATCAAGTTCCCTTTTGCAAGCTCAGCTATCAGCCCGAGTGCGATTTCACGGTCTCTTTCCTGACAAGTCCCTTCAGCCGTCAGACGCGCAATCATTTCGACCCGCTCAATCATAACGTGCTCACTTAACTCTCTATCCACACAACCTCCACAACGAGATACTGTATAAACATACAGTAGCACGTATTGATAAAAAATGTGAAGAAAAAAAAGCAGTAAACACACTGTATGTACATGATATGGATGAATATTAGCGGTTATATTTTCATTGCCAGCTCAGCTAAAGCCGCAACACGATTGAGGATTTCTGTAGCTTTGGTCTGATGCACCTTAGCTTTAGCCTGAATTGATGGCGCTGCGGTAAATATTTCTCCTGTGGCCGTTCCTCGCAACCATTTACCATCAAAGCAACTTTTACCACCTGCTATCAGGTGCAGGGCTTCGCCCTGGCTGATTGTGATGCCGGTTGTCAGATGTATCTCGTCGATAGTTTTCGCTATAGCTGCATTTTGCTCATCCGTTCCGTGGATGAATTTTCGCCGTATTGCTGGCTTTTGCTTCCTGAGTCGGTTGGTTAGCTCTCGTCTTTCACGCCGACTCAGAGGTTTTGTTAAATCCAGTATAGGTGGATCGCTTTCGCTTCCCGTACAGTTATTGACAGAACTCCGAGAGGGCGCAGGAGCGCCCTTAACGTCAACGGCCAAATCAACGGCACGCTTCGGCACAATTTTCCACTGCGTTAGCCGGGTTAAAATCGGGGTACCAGCACCGACAGTAGAATCGTACACGCCACGGATGCAGACGGTTTCCTCACCATACTGGTTAAACTCGGCGCGCGGTTCATACAGCGTGCGCACCTGCAAATCATCGCGACGGACAAACGGGCCACCCTGTGCATTAACGTAACCAGCCCAGTCACCGGCGTCAGCGGCATCATGGACGGCGGCAAATTCAACGCTCAGACCGTGCGCGGTCTCGGTATCGGCGAGACGACGCAATTCACGGTAGACCGTCACCGGCGCGCCGCCTATAAACTGGAATTGACGGATGTGCCAGCGCGCCGCCCATGCTGATACAGCGGGGGCTGTCTCTTTCAGCAGCTCACCGCTTTCGTCATCGGTTTCACCATCAAGAGCATAGCCGTCGATATTTTTCGAAATGTATTTAGCAACATAGCCGGTAGCGCTGCCTTTTTCCGGGTCAATGGCCTCGGCATGAAAGCGCGCTTTTTTGGCCTTATCGCTTCTCAGTTCGTGGCGGTCTTCCTCCCACGCGTAATCGCGAATGATGAGGCGCACGCGCTCGACATCTTCCGGCAACATGAACATAAGCATGTGCCAGTGTGGCGTTCCGTCGTGATGAGGTTCGGCAACACGGATGCCGAAAATGCGGATTTCTTCCCGATGTAACTTGGCACGAATGCGCGCCCAAAGGCCGGTGAGATAACTCTGCGTGTCCGACGGGCTGGCTCCTTTCCATTTGGTGTTACGGTAACCCGCCTTAGTTGTAGCGTGATATTTTGACGGCGCGGTCAGGGTATAAAACTCACCGACATAACCGAGCTCATTGCAGATATTTTCAAACCCACGGATGCGGGTCATCAGCTCGCAGCGACGTATCGCAGGGTTAGCGACCGAACCATCGTATTTTTCAATCAGGCTGATGCGGTTGCCGTCTTCGTCTTCGAGATCCAGCCCCTTGAGAAATTCACGCGTGCGGCGCTTCTGCTCGCGCCAGTCGGTCACGCAGTTTTTACTCGCGTAGACATGTCTTTTCTTGCTGACGTTGCCAGCGGCAATGTGCAGGTGTTCGCGCCATGCAGCCGCAATGCGCCGTAATCGGCCACGCCACCAAACCTCATTAAACATGCGAGTGATAGCAGGGGCTATTTCATCCTCACCAACATATTTCTTTGTCACCCTCTCCCAATGCGGCGGGGTAACGTTGAATTGCAGGGAAATGAAACCGGCTCGCATGTACCAGGTGTACAGCGTTTTAAGCTCGCTAAATCCGGTGTCATCAATGTCAGCCAGTTCAGCGCGAATGAAATTAGCGATATCAGCGGCCAGCAGGTCAATATCGGCGCGCGACATATCCGGGAGGCGGTTATATCTGGCAACCATATTGACCATGCGTGACGCCAGATATTGCATAAGCTGGGTATCAAAATGACCGCCAAAAACAGCGGCTGATACGTTGCTGTTGATACCTGCACACTCATATTTTTTTGCGACCAGTTCAAGACGTGGCAATGCCTTTTTGCAGAAGCTGATTAAAAAGGCATTGGCTCGTTGACTGCCCTGATTTTGCTCCAGCACTGCAGCGGTGCGATAAACATCAAAGCGCACGCACTCAGGCTGGAGAGAAAGCACCTTTCTCGCATGCAGCAAAGCCGCGAGCATACGGTCGCGGCGATACTGTTGGTCATAGGTGAGATATGGGCTGGCTATTGCCGACCGTGGAGCGTTCCACGGGTAAGCATAATTAACGCTTACCCGCATAGCTCCCCCACTTGCCTACGCTGTATGCTTAGCATCACATAGCCAGGAGCCCACTCGTTAAGGTCAGTTACATGAGTCACTAGCACGTAGACAAAAGCGCCGGTAAAACCGACCTTTTGCGGGTCATACTCGCAGGGGCCATACTCGTTTAAGCAAAGTAAATCCCCTGCAGCAAAAGCGCGGTCAGCTAGACGAAACTCAGCTTTTTTCCTTCCATTGATTACAGCCTGAAAAAACTCAGGCCGGATTTTTAGTTGATGTGTTTTTCTCATGCCGCCGCCTTGATAGAGGAGGCGCACATTTCTCCGATACGCTCAATTTCAGATGCCATTGCGTCAAGCGTGGTAATTGATGACTGCTGAATATGATGATGAATCAGCCCGGAAATAAGCTGGTTAATCTTCGGGTAATAACCGATGGTGTCGAGCCGTTCCTCACCAGCTTTTTTACCTGACTTAACAACTTTCTTTTCATTCAGGATGAATTGATACTGGTCGCTGGTAATAATCCATTTATCACCTATTTCGATTCGAATGCTCATTTACACACCCCTGTAGTGTTTTGATTTGAGCTCAGCGATTTGCTGGCAGGTCACGCAAAAGGCCACACCCGGAATCGCAATGCGGCGAGCTTCCGGGATTGGTGCGTCACATTCCTCGCAAAGAAAACGGGAAGGTGCAGCGATACGGCTGCGCGCGTTGCTGATGTGGCGCTCGCGGTCTTCCTGCTCGCGCAGTTGTGCTAAATCCATTGCGTCGGCCATTAGTGCAGCTCCTGTGATTCATTCTCAAAGCGGGTAGCTTCACGGCACAGCAGTTCGGCAGCTTCGGTGCCGCTCATACCCTCTTTGGTGATGTGGATAGCCAGCGCCTCAAGGCGGATGGAAACTGCAAGCGCGCGGTCTTTACGCTCTTCTTTTTTTGCATCGGTCAGCAATACGGCCAGCGCATCACTATCAGTGTTAAAACTACGGATTTCGGTATTACGCATAATTAACTCTCCTGATTTCGGGCAATAAGAAGCCCGGCGGGTTTACGCCATTAAATTTCTGTTTGGATTAATTCGGCATGGTTAGCCGTTTTGGAAATAAGCTCACCACTGCACGAAAATGATTCATCGCTGTAATCAATGCTTTTTTCTCGTCAGTAGTCAGCTCACTTAATTCGAGCTCATGACGAGCCGCCGGTATCTTTGCCAGAAAGAAAATAGCGGCCAGCGCCCGAGTATTTTCTTCAAATTGTGGATCGCGTTTATCGCGCATATCATCGACAAAACGCTCAACCTCTTTCCAGCTATCGCCCCAATATCTCGCGCGCAATTCAGCTACGTGATTGAGACCAGCCAGACGCTCGCCCGCCTTTAGCGGAACATTCGCGGAAACAGCTTCGATAGCCATGATTCCCCCTGTTTTTTGGTGGACAGGTCAGCCAGTAAATCAGCCTGCGAGCGGCTCGGGTGCCAGCGCTTGCCGTCCTTACCTGCAATCCAGCCATGTCCGAAGTGAATGCCGGGACTTTGCTTAACGAGCAGAGACGCGAATGACGGTTCATTTTTCAGCATGAGCACCTCAAATCAGACCGAATGACGCGCCAATACCGCTCATGGTATCGACCACACTCGTCATTGCTGGATTAGTCTGCAAACGTGCATGCAGCGCCAGTGCCGACAAAGACAACATGCGAATACCAGAGTTAACGCTTTCAATCATGGTGTGCTTACGGGCAGAGGTCAGTCGCTCATCAGAGACCGCGCCGCTCGCCAGTTCGCCCAGCTCACGCATAGCACGCATGACGTAAGACTGCAGTTTGTCTTTTGCCAGTTCATTGACCGGCACACATGGCAGACAATGAATCTGCGCCAGAAAACCATCAACAAGGGTTGAGTCTTCGGTCAGGTCAGTCAGTAGCCACAATTCAGGCGGTGTAAACTGGTGAGGCTGTTCCGGGTTGAGCTTGTTACGTAACGTCTGAACATTCATACCCGCACGCTCTGCCAGCTTCGCCATGTTGTGACGCTGCGCAAAAGCCCGGCACGCTTCGTCATAGTGGGGATGTTTGGAAATCTGAAAATCAAACATGTTGCATCCTTACAATTCACATAAAGTGAATTACGCACCAATAACGAGTTGAAAACGGGAATGGCCCAATGCCTTACGCATTTGTTCCTCTTTCCAGCGGGCGTAGTAGATACGAACTTGACCGCCAGCACGTTTACAGCCCTTACGGATAACGCGAGGTTCGATAGGTAAACGCGGGTTATCTCCGGTAGTCCAGCGGCGCGCGGTGCGATATGACACCCCCTCAAGTTCTGCAAACTGTTGCAGGGTGACGATGGGTGCAGGCACTTTGATGATTGCGATTTCAGAAGCCATGTTGCATGATTCCCTATTTGCCAAAGATTGCAATTAAAGGGCCACCGTTTGCCAACATAGGGCCATCAATTGCGTAGGTTTAGCCAAAATATACTTCCCAATTGAGAAGTAGTAAATAGGTTTTATCGATATGAGAATAGATTCTTTAGGATGGAGCAACGTTGATGTACTGGATCGCATCTGCGAGGCTTACGGGTTTTCACAGAAAATTCAGCTAGCTAACCATTTCGATATTGCATCGAGCTCCCTCTCTAACAGATATACCCGAGGCGCTATTTCGTATGACTTTGCGGCACACTGCGCTCTTGAAACAGGGGCAAATCTGCAGTGGTTACTTACAGGAAAAGGGCAACCGTTCACATCTTCTGCGTCAGCCGAGGACACAATGAGCATTGAGTCATTCACATTAAGTGAAGAAATACTCAAAAGTGATGGTTCCATTACAGTCGACGCTAATTTTTTCACAAAGCCGCTTACAGATGCGATGGCTATAAGAACAGAAGGAAAACTCCATTTCATTGATAAGCAGGCCTCACTCTCTGATGGCCTTTGGCTGGTCGACATAGAGGGTGGAATTAGTATTCGAGAGCTAACAAAACTCCCGGGTAGAAAATTGCACGTTACTGGTGGAAAGGTTCCTTTTGAGTGCGGCATTGATGACATAAAGACGCTGGGTAGAGTGGTAGGTGTGTACAGCGAGGTTAATTGATGACTGTCCGTAAAAACCCTGCTGGAGGTTGGATTTGCGAGCTTTATCCTAACGGGGCAAAAGGCAAACGCATCAGAAAAAAATTTGCCACCAAAGGTGAGGCGCTGGCCTTTGAACAATACACCGTACAAAATCCGTGGCAGGAGGAAAAGGAAGACAGGCGAACGCTAAAAGAATTGGTCGACGCATGGTATAGCGCTCATGGCATTACCCTGAGAGACGGACTAAAGCGTCAGCTAGCTATGCACCATGCCTTTGAGAGTATGGGCGAACCACTCGCACGCGATTTCGATGCGCAGATGTTTTCCCGCTACCGAGAAAAGCGGCTAAATGGTGAGTATGCCCGGTCAAATAGGGTGAAAGAGGTTTCCCCCCGCACGCTTAATCTTGAACTCGCTTACTTCCGCGCGGTGTTCAATGAGTTAAATCGCCTTGGAGAATGGAAGGGTGAAAATCCGCTAAAAAATATGCGCCCTTTCCGTACTGAAGAAATGGAAATGGCCTGGTTAACTCACGACCAAATTACGCAACTGCTCGGAGAGTGCAAACGCCATGACCACCCTGATTTAGAAACAGTGGTGAGAATCTGTCTCGCCACTGGTGCCCGATGGTCAGAAGCTGAGAGCCTGAAAAAAAGCCAGCTCGCGAAATACAAAATCACGTACACCAACACAAAAGGCAGAAAAAACCGCACAGTTCCCATCAGTAAAGAGCTTTATGACTCCCTACCTGAAGACAAAAAAGGCCGACTGTTTAGTGATTGTTATGGGGCGTTTAGGTCTGCTCTGGAAAGGACAGGCATCGAATTACCGGCCGGGCAACTTACCCACGTTTTACGGCATACCTTCGCCAGCCATTTTATGATGAATGGTGGTAATATTCTGGTCTTGCAGCGCGTGCTTGGTCATACCGACATAAAAATGACGATGCGATATGCGCACTTTGCCCCTGACCATTTAGAGGATGCCGTTAAACTTAATCCACTGGCGATGAGTGGCGATAAAGTGGCGGTAGAAATGGCTCAAACTGGCCCTTAG